AGGTCTTCTTCGGACATACCTTGACCTTGACCTTGCTGGCTCTGCTGCATGTCTTGGTAGACCTGTGCGAGTTGATCGGCCATGCTTCCAGCTTCTCCCATGCCTTGCATGAACTGCTTGAGGAAGTCTTTCTTGCTCTCGTCCTTCGCAATGTATTCGACGTGCGCCATGATATGGCCACCCTTGAACTGGACGGAACGCACCGCTTTCGCAAGCTCGTTGACATCCGGTTGCCCTGCTTGAACCATCTGCAAGTTGGTTTGCAGTTGGAGCATGAGGTCTGCGAAGTGTCCGCTGGCGTGTTCGATGTGTGGGTCAGTTGGTAGGACTGGGAAGTTCGCTGGGTTCACGAACACGTCTGTCATGCCTGCATTCTCAAAACCAATGATACGTGCATTGTCATCAATGCGTTCTGCCTTCGTATCACGGTAGCGAACTACGTTGTCCCTGCCCGCCAAAGCTGCGATTGCGTCTTTAACGGCATTTTCTTGTCCTTCGTTGGCTGGTGTGATCGAAGTAAGTTGAACAAGTTTCTCCGCAGTAATGAGCTTGAAGGAAGGGGAACCTGCTCCATTGATGAGGTTGCTTCGGACGCTCGTAATGTTTTTCCAAGCTGCGGCTTCTTTCGGAGTTCCGAGTTGTTCAAGGATTTCATAGAATTTTTTAACATATTCGTATCCGTCATCGTTTCGGTTCGCGGATACAAATCGGCGGTATAGCTCTTTGAAGTAAAGAGTCTCGCACTCATTGAAGCGGCGAATCTGGGTTCCAGAAAGTTTTGCTGACTCGGCGGCATCCAATTCCGCTTCTCCCTTGGTGCGTTGCTTTCCACCTGCTGTGGGTTGGCCGATACGATACTGACCGAGGTTGCGGTAGAGGTCGCCCATGTAGAACTGCATGAAGCTCATGCTCTCGCCCACGGGAAGCTGGAACCTGTTCTGCGTGAATTTCGCTCCGTCTGGCATGACGCTGATCGGGAGCCATTCCATCTGCTTGAGCATCTTGGTAGCGTCTGGACTTGCGCCTTCGACCATGAGCATGGAATTGAGGCGAACCGCATCCACAAGCCCGTTCATCGTGAAATCATATTGCCGGCAAGCAACATATGCAGCTTCCGCTTGGCTCTTAATATCATGGAACATGCCAGACCCAACCGAGTCAGTCAGCATATACATGATCTCGCTCCAGTCGTTGAAAACGCCGATCTGGATTTGCAGGAACCCGTGCTGGTCGCGGATTGTGTCTTCGCTGATCTTGTTGCTCCCGCGAAGCGATCCATTGATGTGCGTGATAATCGGGTTGTAGTCCTGTAAGACAACCGCTTTACTTACCTTACCATCGAACTCTCTCCAGTATATCTCGTATAAGTCAATCTTTTGGTTGACTGATAATGACCAGTTGAATCCGCTTTCGCTGATCGTGCGGTAGAAGTCTTCGCGGGATTTGTTGTGTTCCGTAAATGCCCTGTGGAACCGAATGGCATCTACGACCGCATCGACGTTCCAACCGAGGGCTTCCGCCGCTTCTTTGTTTTGGATGACTTTGTAAAGTTCGTAGGGGGTGGGTCTGCGGCGAACAACGAACTCTTCAAGATTGCTGAAATCAACTTTGATGTCATCTGGGAAAAGAAGGTCGCTAAGAAAAGTATGCTTGGGCATCCACCCAACTGGGGAATCCCACATGCCGATTCCTTTTCCGTAGAGTAGCATTGATTCGATGTCTTGCTCTTTGTTGTAGAGATAGCCAGGCCATTCGCGGATCGCTTGGTCGAACGCTTGCGTAATGTTTTCTGAGTGCATGAGCCTTTCACGCTCGTTGCCGTATTTCGTTTTGATTGTGGCACACGCTTGCCTCTCTGTGATGATGTCATAATAGCTTGACTTCTGATTGTTTACGATTGCTTCAAGGCTCCCCCAGTTTACATCAGACTGCCATGATAGCTTCTTTTCTGCCACCTTGCTGTAGCCTGTCGGTGGAAATCTTTTGTAATTTTTGTAGACTCGGATGCGTTTGTTCTCGCGTCCTACGTTGTTTCTTGAAAGATTGTCAGCGATTGTCCACGCATGATTCGCAGACGTGATTCTCGTCTCTGGCGGCTTGCCATCTTCGTTGAGTGTTAGTAAAGAGAAATTGTCGTTGCCTGTTGAGATCATAGTGTATTTATCGTAAACGATAACGCTTTAGTCAAGAGAACATCGTATTGAGCTTCTTCCTGCGCTTGCCGCAAGCGAGGCATCCCTTGGCTTTTCTTTCGAGAGTGGACCCTGTTACATTGTCTATGACACGGGCAACGGAGTGAATAACATTTGCAACAGCATCTCCCGCTTGCATCCAGCATCTTCCTTCTGGCTGACGAGCGCAAATCTGCTGCTCGATTTGGTATGAGAGATCGGAGGGAACAACCTGAGCGTTCGATTCCAAATCTTTTTTCACGTTCGCAATAAGATTCCTAAATGATCCACCTCGGACAATAGCGTGGAATGTGCGACCATCCTTCACGATATTGTATTCGTAATACCATCCCCCAACTGGGGCGAGATGTGGGTCTTTCAATTTCATCTTGATGTAAACATAGATTTATTGTTAGATCGGATTATGTCAAGCAAAACGATAAATAAATACGGAATGGCATTCCCAGAAAACATGGATGATTTGGCGATTGAACTCTTTTGCTACGCTGTAACCCGTGGTCAGTATGGGAAGACGTATTGCGTGAAACACAATATTGATCTCGGTGATTTCAAGCTACTGACTCCTTTCGAGCATTTTATCAAAGCTGTCCAACTCCAATGGCCAACCGATGTTTCTATTAAGTCCCGTGGCTACATGAATAATCAGCTTATTAGGACTATCGAAGAACTCTGTAACAATGATGATATTGTTCTTGCTGGCGCGGCATCGATGGGAAAAAGTTTTCCTGTGGGTCTGTGGATTCTCCTTGATTGGTGCGCGGCTCCAACCTGCACGTCTTCTTGGGTGGCGACTACAACTATCGGCGCGTCCGAGGATCGTATCTGGGGTATCATCTCCAAGTTATGGAAGGCATCCCGTATCAAGATCGGGAACCTCATGGATTATCGCCACATGATTGTCTGGGGTGGTGGAGATGGCAATGACCAGCGTGACTACCGCAATGCTATAAAAGCTCTCGCCTTCCCGCAGGGTAACGAGGGGCAGAAGGCTATCGACACCACCCGTGGTCGTAAGAACGATAGGGTGCGCCTTGCTTTGGACGAACTTCCCGAAATGGAGATGGGTGCGCTCACCGCTCGCGTGAACCTTTCCTCCAACGATGACAAGGTGTTTATCGGTATCGGCAACCCGTCCGCTGGTGACAACCCACACACTCGCTGGGCTTGTCCGAAGGGTCAGGCGAACTTTGATACTGTCTCAATGGATATGGACAAGTGGGAGACGGAGACTGGCGTGTGCCTTTTCTACAATGGTATGCGATCTCCCAACTTCCAGGCTCCCGCGCATGAGCCTCCACCGTTCCCGTTCCTCATGGATCGCAACAAGCAGGCTCAGATGCTCAAGCAGTGTTATGGTGACGAGAATGCGGTAGATTATGTGAGAAACGCTATTGGTTGGTGGCCGAAGTCTGGATTCAATCAGACTATCCTCACGGGCGATCTGATCCGTAACGCGAATACGAATGAGGAGCCTTTGTGGGATTCTAATGGATTGACGAAGGTAGCTGGATTTGACACCGCATTCACTGCTGGCGGGGATCGATGCGTGCTGACTATCGGCACTCTTGGCTACGTCCGTGGCACAAGCCAGCGTGTCCTCCACATGGATAAACAACACGTCATACAATTGTCTGCGCGGGAGACTGCTGAGTTTGAGAACCAACTTGCTACTGAAGTTGTTAGGCTTTGCCGAGATGCTGGCATTGAACCAAAGAAGTTTGGTATGGACGTGTCCGGTGATGGTGGACGTGTCGGGCAGGCGATCATTCGTGAGTGGCTAAAGTATGATCCACTTGGGCATAGTATCGTGCTAATCTCTTCCATGGGGAAACCCACTGATCGCATCGCAGCCGAGGTGGACAAGCGTCCCTGTAAGGATGTCTATGATCGTCTTGTGAGTGAGTTCCACTATTCTGCCTACCATGCCTTCAAAAGCAGGGTGCTGTGGGGGATTGATTATGCTTCTGATCTTGGGCGCGAACTTTGTCTTCGTAGGTATACTCTGAAGACTCGCAAGGTATCAATTGAAACCAAGGCGGACTTCAAGGCGCGGATTGGCTACTCGCCTGACTTGGCGGATTCATTTGTCTACTGCCTTGAAATGGCGCGGCGGTATGGGCTGGCATTT